GGCGCCAGATTGTGGCTCTGGAGGTCGTGAGTTCAACTCTCACTACCCACCCCATGAAAAAAGGCTTTTATTTAAAAGCCTTTTTTCTATATCTAACCTGAATATTGGGCTGTCGCCAAGCGGTAAGGCACAGGACTTTGACTCCTGCATCTCGTGGGTCCGAATCCCGCCAGCCCAGCCAAATGTGAAACCTCAATAAATCGCTTAATCATGCGGTCTGTTGGGGTTTTCTTTTTGCTCATTTTGAAGATTGACCTTGTTTTGACCTTGGTTTTCGGAATTGCTCAACAAGCTATCAAATCTTTCTTCCAAAAGTTGCGCTGTCAGTTCCATATCTCCTTGCACTTCATGACCGTATATTCCAAAGGTGTCCATATTTTTGGAGTGCCCTCCGGCGGCTTTTACCAAACCTTCTGGTAACGCCTGCATGATGGAAAAAGAAGTGTGCCGTAACTCATAGGGGGAAATAACAGGAATATTATTTGACAGACAGTAGGCACGTAAACGTTTGCGATAGCTGTCAGTAATAAATCCCGGAAACATCCATTCAGAATCAGATAAAGCAGCTTGCTTATCCCAGCACTCTTTTCCGAGGGTTGAAAGTTGAAACGCACGGATAGCATTATCGTTTTTTCCTTTGGTGATTTCTTTTTCACTATTAATAGAACGTTGGATATGTACGATATCACCGATTCGATCCGATTTTTTTAATCCACCTACCTCTCCAGGGCGCAGGCAGTGTAATACCTGAAGGCGAAATGCATAGATGTACGGTTCCTGTACTCGCTTGTTGTTTATTATGGATGTATCGACAGAGAATAGCACTTTGAGCTGTTCCGGCTGTAAAATACGTTTTTCTTTTCGGGCAGCACTTTTAGGAATATCCACATCTTCGCTGCGGTAGGAAGTAAGCTGATTTTTGCGGCAGAATTTCAAAAAAGCGGCAATATCAGCTCTCATATTGAGCAGCGTTTTGCGTGAAAGGTTCCCCTGAGTATATGCATTGTTGATCACCTTTTGGATCAGACCATCGTTAAGATCAAGGATGGATCTCTTCCCGATTACCGGCAAAATCCATCGTTCGAAGCGCCATTCCACAGTGTGCCAGTTTGCCTTACTGGTTCGGGATTCAATATCGAGCTTAAAATCCTCATAAACATCTTTTACTTTTGACATAGGCGTGAGGTGCCCACTACCGGTCAGTCCGTCCATTTTTTCTTTCCAGGCATTGATCGCAACGGTGATTTCCCGCTCGGCGCTAGTAGCCCCTTTCTTGGTAGAGTAGAAGGTTTTGCTCATACTGTTACAGTAAGCCGTTTTCTTCCATCGATGATTTTTTTCATCCCATATAGGTGGGGCGAGTTTCTTTTTTGGCATAAAAATACACTCCTTTTCGTGAATTTATTTTGGATTTTGGGCACGCAGGGTGCACAAAATCAAGGGCAATGTGTAGAGGATTTGTTTATCATAAAACCAAAACATTGCCTTGCCAGTCCACGAAAGAAGTGTTATAATAACATTGGACATTTTATAACGGTTCCTTTCGTGGGAACAACCTGCCGCTCTCTGTGTTACCAGCACAGGGGGCGGTTTTTTATTTGATTTTTAATGTTTCAAGCGTTTTAAAACTTATCTTATCCTTGCTTGGATTTCTTTAAGCTTTTCTTTTTGCCTTTTTTCTGCTTCTTTGTAGATTGAAGTGAGAGTATCTATATCATGATGAATGTTGGCTATTACAATGTCGACACATTCTTCGTCGGTAAAAATTCTACGAGGCAAGTGGATTTCTTGTAGTTCTTTAAGAATGGCTTTTTTATAATTATTATCATCTAAGGCTAGAGTGATTTGCATTTCAGCAATCCAATCAGATATAGCAGGGGGAATTTTTAAAGAGCTTTCTTCATATGGAAAGAGGTCTTTCAGTTTTGATTCATACGTTGTCAAATAGTATTCAGGATCAGTTTTTTCACATTCAAGTAAGTACTGATATTGATTATCTAAATCATTTAATTCAAGCAATAAAAGTTCGCATAATATATGAAATGCTTCCTGAGACCTGTCATCTTCCATTAAAAAATCATACATGTTCAAACAGTTACACCAATATAAACCAAAGTTCAAATTTTGCAGATGGATACTTGCTTGCTCATTGAAATATTCCCATAGAATATCTCGGTATGGACGGTGAGTATGCGCGATTCTTTGATTCATTTCCCAAACGGTCATATTTATACGTTTGTTCTTGTGTAAGTATAG